GTTTAATTCCTCTTCTTGTTTTACAAAAAACTTTTCATATATTTCTAGCCCTCTTTCAAATTTTTGTTTACCAGAATCAAAAAAGCTTTTAGTAACATCATAAATTCCTAAATCTCCTGTTGATTTATCTATCGCAAAAAAACTAAAATCTTGATAATCTATTTTAAACACATTACAATATATATACAATTGCACATCATAAGAATACTTTTTAGCATTCCATTCAAAATTTTTTAAATCAGAAGTTGTTTTTAAATCCGCTATGTAGTTTGTTCCTAGCACGTCCGCTTTCGCCCGAAAAGGATACCCTCCTATTATATCAAACCCCGGCTGCTCAAATTTAGCTCCCCGTGTCATTTCCTGCCATACATCATTTTGTAATAACGCATCAACAGTATACATTGCTTTATCGTATTCTTTTCTAGTAAATATAAAACTTGCATCTCCAATTTCTTTTACCTTGTCTTTATATTTTTTAGTAACTGCCGACTGCACTTCAACTACATGACATAAGGTTTCAAGCTTGTCCGGTTCTAAGGCTGCTAAATGTATTAATCTCCCTGTTTTAAAAACAGAAGTATCCGTTTTATAATTTAATGACCGCGCATACTGTTTAGGGGAATCTATTAAGTTTTTAATTGCACTAGAACTTAGCGCATATTTGCCCAATTCTCCATAATAAAAAGAATCATCATACATTTTATTAAGTAATTCTATTTTATCATAAGTAGCCCCATTTAATAACTGTATTGTTTCTTTTCTTTTTGTTTTTATAAATATTGACTTTATAACAGGGACTTCAATATAACAGGAACCCGGCCCATTATAAGATGGATTTATATTTAAGTGTAATGCTTCTATCGCTTCTTTTTCTATAAAATCATAGCTATCTTTATTTTCTAATATAATTTTAACCCCTTTTTTTGCCCAATTTAAAAATTCTATTTTGCTTATAGGAAATGTGACATGTCTCCAAGTTTCTTTTTTTCTTATTATTCTCATTATTTGTTTTTTATAAAAGTTCCATTTTTCATTTCACCTTGTCTATCCTTTATCTCATAATACGCATCTTCAATACATTGTTCAATTGTCATATTACATAAATGGGCTAAACTAGTTAAAACTATAACACTATCCCCTATAGCGTCTGCTATTCCCTCTTTATCTTTTTCTAATATTGCTTTAGATAGTTCACCTACTTCTTCTAATAATTTTATTACTTGTGTTTTCGGGTCTCCACTATCATAAATACCTTTGCTATCTGCCCAATCTCTAATCGGCTGAAATTCTACTTTTAAATTCATAATTTTATTTAATTAAAGGTGTTTTTAAATATTGTTCTGAAATATAATTTTTTATAGTATAATTGTTATATCCTCCTTGTAATATAGGAAGCGGATAACTTTTGTTTTTTAAATATATATTTACATTTTTTAAATGATTTAAATAAATATGCCCATCCGCTAAATTTAATCCTAGCTTATAAGGAATTAAGTTTACTTTATTTGCTATTGTGTGTAGAAAAAGAGCTGCTACAATTATATCATAGGGTAACCCCAAAAATAAATCCGAACTTCTAAAATGAACACTAAGATTTAGTTTATTATTACTTCTTACAAAATTCATTTGGGTAAAACAACATGGTAAAGATTGTTCTTTTAAATCGCAAGGGTTCCACAATGTTATTATTGCTCTTCTTGAATTTTTTTTTATTTCTTTAATGCAATATTCTATTTGGTTATATACACCATTAAAATTATCCATAAACTTTTCCTAAAGTATTATTTATAGCAAATTCATTCCACCAGTTTACTTTATTATTATTTAAATATTGTAAATCTGTTCGTCCCTCATACATCCACCTAAATTCAGCTAATGCTTTTGTAAAAAATATTTTTTTACTAGTAATTATTGGAAAGCCTTTTTGTAAATTTATATTTAACGACTCATTAAATAACTTAATTGTTTTAACTGAAGTTCTATTTGTAGTTTTTTCTCCTTTTTGTAAAACTTTTAATAAAAGCGTTTTATATTTTTTTTCAGCTTTACTTATCATTATTGTAATTATTTAATGCAGCTATATATGCTACTGCATCTAAAAAGGTATCTTCTTTTTTATTGTAAGCCATTCTACTAATTTTTAAAGCAATCATACACTTATAAAAATCTTCTGGAGTAATTTTTTTATTACATAACTCTGTAGCAATTTTAGCAGCTTTAGCCATTGAATCATTAAATTTTCCATACTGCCTTTCCTTTTCTTCCGCGCGAAAATTAATAATTTTATTTGCTTCTTCTAAAATATTCATATCCCAATAATTTCTGCTGATTCATTTCCTCCATTATTTTGCCTCCGGTCAAGCTCAATTTTACACCTTGCCCTAAATGAATTTAAATGTTTTGTATTAGATAAAATATTAATTAATTCTTGTGTTGTGTAACTTTTATAAAAAAGCTCTTCGTAACTGTGCATATATATATTGTTTTATGTTACGAATATACTTATTAATATTTAATTAACATCTTCTTTTTTAAAAACTTTTTTTTCCAGCTTTTCAATTTTGTCTAATGCAACCACTAAAGCTTGTTGTGCAATCTTTAAATCGTTTTGCATTTTAATTAATTTACTTTCTTTCATGTTCGTAGTTGTTGTTGTATATCTATCTAAATTTTCGTAATATTTACTTACACTATCCCCCATAAACTTCAATTTTATTTTTTAATTCAAGTATTTCTTTTTCTAGTTCTTTAATCTTTTTTTCGGCGTTCGTTGCCCTTTGGATTGCACGAAGTTTGTCTGCACGATATTCGTTTACCGTGTGATTAAAATATAGTTCATTTGTATATATTTCCGTAACATAGTAATTAATATCTATTAGCGTACCCATTAAATCATTAACAACATCGGTTCGCTTTTTCTTTTGCCACTCAAGCAAAGTATTAGCTATTATGTCAAAGTTGTTTAAGTAGTTTATATGTTTTAAGTTGTGTGCTTTTTTATTCATTATATTCCTTGTAAATACGTTCTAATCTTTTAAACACTCCATTAAGAAAACATGACCCGCAACTAGTTAATTCCCTTTTGTCTTTAAATACCCTATTGTAGATATCTAATAATTCGGTTTGTTCAATAGGTGTAATTTGATTCTTTTTACTTTTAAATACTTTTGATAAATAATTAAATTCATCTTCCGTTAAGCATAAAGGTCTTTCGTAAGGAAATAAGTAATTAAGCTTGTCCCTACGTTCATCACAACCGCAGTCCTCGCCTGCTAAAAACTTAACCGCTTTTTTAATACCCGTTGCCTTGGTTATTTTTTCAACCGTATCGCCAACACCTTTACTCGCTTGTTCATGGTTTTTTTTCCATGCCTTATACTCTTTGCTTCTTTTGTCCCCTTTAAATTCTGTCATAATCGTTGTTTTTAAAATCCTCGTAATCTTCCTTAAATAATTCTTTTAATTCTTGTTTACACTTTTTTAATGTGTTAAATATACTTACCCAACTTATGTTAGTTTCTTCGGCTATTTTTCTAATACTCATATCAGTATCCCTATACAATCTAAAAAGCGTTTTATCATACCATCGCCATTTGTCTATATGGTCATCTATTAATGTAGATATTTTATTGTATCCTATTTGTTCATCCATTTCCGAATCGTCCGCAATTTGCGTGTAATCTTCTTCATCGTCAAGTCTAACCTTTTTGACTTTATTTTTAGCGTTGCAATATTGTAAAAAAATACTACGTAAAGTAAAATAAACATACCCCCGACTAACAACACCATTATCAATAATTTTTGTTTCATTAGCATACTTATATAAAACCTCGTACATCTGTTGTACTATATCTTCGGCGTAATCATATTCGCCAAATGAACGCACTATTTGTATCCATTCATTATGTCGCTTAGCTACCTTACTTAACCACCCCGCTTCTCCCACAACACATTAACGCTAATAAAAAAGATTAAACATTGTAACGTATATTCCGTTACTTCTTCATTTTCTTCGTTTATGTATGTTTCGTTGTGTACTAATGCACCCGCCATAAATCCTTTAATTGGGCTTAATATTATTTCAGCGTTTACCGATAAACCTATTATAACAAATAAAAATGCTAAAAGCATGAGCATAGTAAATATTTGTATAATTGGGTGTGATAAGAATAAAGTTGCATCCATTAAAATTTAATTTTTTCTAAAGGTTTTTCATGTATTATGTCTTTACCCATAAATTCAAACCCGACATTATTTAATGCCATTCGTAATTTAATTGGTTGTTCGTAAGGCGTGCAACGCCCGCCGGTTTCGGTTTCTTTTATCTTTAATACGTTTATGTGACTAAACATCCATTCATTCGGATGGCTTGTCATCCTGTGAATACAAACCACATCGTCGGCTCGGTTACCAAAAGCACCTCCTCCTTCAACATCTGACATATTTAAAGGTCTAACCATTCCCTCGTATTCGTGTCCACTTGCATACACCTTACGCATCGCATCCGTAACACCATGACAATTTACCCATATTGCAATCTTTTCTTGTCTTGAAAATAATCTAAGTTCGGTAAGGCAATAGTAATTGTATTCGTAACCGTTGTATTGTTTCGCTAATCTTGAATCCCTAGCTAAACTATTATAAGGGTCTATAAGTAAACCTTGATAATCCCATGCGTCTTTTATTGCTTTAGCTTCTTTTAATAATTCAACATATGTATATATTTTGTCAGCATCAATTACTTTAAAATGTTTATCCGACCAACTAATTGATTTAGTTATTAATTCTTCACTTGCGGTGTGTATTGGCTTACCCATTTTAAATTCTATAATTTTACGCACAATACTTTGCGGTGTGTTTTCACTACTAAATATTAAAAACCTAAGATTGTGTTTTATTGCCCATAATGTAAATAAATAAACTAAGACCGTAGTCTTACCTACGTTACTATGTCCAATCGCTAAATTTAAACTTCCTTCACTATACTTTAATCTTAAATATTCGTCTATTTCGGGTATCCCTATTTTTAAACCTTCTTTTACCCTACCGTGTTTAATGTCAAATATTCTATCTTTTATTTTATTGCTTTGTGCTATCACCTAATTTCGTTTATGTTTAGTTCGTATTTAATTTTTTCTTTTGGAATATTACGTATTTCTTCTTTATATTCATAACCCAATATAGGGTTTATATTATAATTCCAAAAATCACTAGGAAATTTATCCCCTTGCTTTAGTTTTTTTAAAGACATAAATATAAAAAAAGGGGGCCGAAACCCCCTCTTAATTAAAATGGTAAATCAACCGTTGTTTCTCTTTCAGGGTTTTGTTGCAAGTTAGTTACTTCATTGTTTAGTATTTGTGCAACTTTCCATCCAACTATATTATTATAATATTTACCGTTGTATTCATTACCCCTTAAATTAATACCTACCGATACTTTTTCATTTACCTTAAACTTTTTAAGTATATCTATTTTATCATTTAAAAATTCTATTGCAATGTTTTGTGGGTATTTGGTATCTTCGTCAATCGTCAATACCATTTGTTGTTTAGTTAGCTTATCGCTTACTTTTACGGGGTCAATAATGTGTTTAATAGTTCCTTGTAAATCCATATCTTAATTTATCTTATTTAATTCTTGTTCTATCTCTTTACTCACTTTGTATTTGTTTCTTATATCCTTAACCGCATAACCTTTTTTTATAAATTCTATTGCTACGTTAAAGTCGGGTGTATTTTTATTTAGCCACTTTTTGTCAGGGTCGGCAACCTTTGGTATTTCGGGTAAACTATTTAATTGTTCGCCGCCTAATACATATTGTTCAAACACCTTTGCGGTTTCAATAATTTGTTCTTCGTTCCAAGCGTCCTTTTTAGAATACAAGTCCGTTGCCCTATTAAGGGAACTTTGTCTAATTATGTAAAGTTGTGTCTTGTCCATATCGAATACCGTTTTGAATGTTTAATTGATTTTTAAGTTGTCTGTTTTCCTCTTGTAGTTCCAAGACCTCGCCCTGAAGTTCTACTATTGTATTGTGTTTCATGCTACTAAGTTAATAAAAAAATATTAAACAAAAAAAGGGTAGCCTAAACCACCCTTTACACACATAAAACAATAAAACTTCAAATAAGTAATTTAAGTTTAAAATTATAATTGTCAATCATATCCTGTATGTCTTGACTAGTAAACTTAACTAATTCCTTACTTTTCAAATATAAATCATTTGCAAGTTCCGAACCAAGAAAAAGTGAATATTTATATTGCTCACCGCTTTTAAACATATTGCAACCAACACATTGTGGCTTTACGTTGTTTTCGTTCCACCTAGTCGAATAGTGTTTACGTGACATAAAATGACCCGCTTGTATATTTTTCCAATGAAATTGTTTAGTGCAAGTAACACACGTACACATACCTTTACTATCCGCATTACTTAATCTTATATATTGACTAAATACTACGTCTAGTTTTTTAATTAATTTACTACGTGTTGGTTTTTTTGCAGTTTTAGGCATTGGATTATATGTCCATGTGGTTCAATAGCATTTTACCCGTACGTTCATCTATACCTTTTATTTGCTTATACAAGAATTTACTGTCAGACTTAACCTTAGTTTTTTCGGTTTTTGTAGAATCAATACCTAAATTAGTATATTGGTTTGCATCTAGTTCAAGTAATAAGTCGGTACGTTCTTTAATACTTAGTGCAAAATCTTTAGCAATTTTTTGTGCTAAATTTCTTATAGTTAAATCTTCATTCATAGTAAAATAATTAATAGTTAAACATTATATCCCACTAACCCGCCAAAGGTAGTTTTTTTTTTAGACAATTTCAAGTTTTAGTTAAAAACTACTAATTTTTACCTTGTCCGTTATATTTCTTTTTGTATAATTTACTTGATTTTAGCATACTTGATTTACTTTTAGCATGTATGCCTTTACGCTTTTTTTTCGGCTTTTGGTAATAATTAGCTATTATTTGTTTTGCCATAACTTCTTAGCTAATACAACACAACCAACAACACAAACCGCTACGCAATGTGGACAAATCATTTATGTAATTTATTACCAAACACTTTCTCAACACCACGACTACCGAAATAACCCCCTAAAATAACTTGCATTAATCCCGTAATTGTTGTTAAATCATAGTCCATATACCAACCTATTATATAAGATATTGTAAAAAAACATAAAGTTAGCGGTCTTACATTTTGTGCAAGCCATCCGCTACGACTATCGGCAACCCATCTACGTGTGACGCCATCCATTTCCGCACGTTCTAAGCGTAGTTTTTCAAGTGCAATATCCTTATCTTCTTGGGACATATCACTACCGCCAATAATTGCTTCTATAACATTACCTACGGGTGTGTCTTGTGCAATCGCACTTACGACTTTTGGTATCTTTTGAAGTAGAAAAGAACCTACTGCGGTATCTTTAAATTTCTTTTTATTTGACATCAACTAAAGTATTGCCTACCGTTCTAGTAAGTCCATATAACATTCGGTGCTTTGGTTTGGTCACTATCTGTATGTACGAAGGTTTTTGCAATGCCAAGTCTATTAAATCCTGCTTCTTGTAGTGCTGTAATAATAATCCATCTATCCCTTGAGCTTGAATATGCGATGTCGACTGCTTTTCCCACAAGATGGCTCGAATCCGATTTTCCTCCAACCTTTTTATTGTGTTCTTTTGTTCTGTATCCTGAATTGATTTTAAATGGTATGTCGGCAATTTGACGTGCAATATCGAGCATCTGTAAAAAATCATTATCCATGTTAAGACCACTATTAGGTAAGTCGGGCGAATCAAACTCATCTATTGTGAAATTTTTAAGATTCATTACTACATTCGTTTTTACATCCACACTTTCCGCTTTTGCAGTCATCATAATTAAGTGTGTTGTTTAGCAGTAGTCTATCTATTGTATCGTCTTGTAGTTTTATTACCATACCTTCAAGCATATCTTTAGAAGCTACTAACATTTCTATTTTCATTTCTAAATTACTAATTTTTTTCTTAGCAGCTTCAAGGTCGTCAGGATTTCGACCTGTTATTGAACTTATAACCATAGCTAATGAAGCTACAATCATACCTATAATTGTGTTTACTATTTGTGCATTTTCATTTGGAATCTGATATCTAGTCAAATAGAATAAAATAATTACAACAAGAAAAAACACAACCAAAGCACCAATATAGTGCCTTATATCTTTTGCTACTCCGTTACTTGGCATTTTCATTTGTCGTAAGGTTTTGAGATTGGTCTATAATAAGCAGCATAACGTTCCTTGATACGATTCATTCTTATGCCTTGTATTTGATTTTGCCGAAATGATATACCAAAAAACATATCTTATTTTTTTAAAGCCTTATAGATTTGTATTACAGTAAAGGTTAGCGTAGCACCCATTACAAGCATTTGAAGTATAGAATTTATATCGCTTACACTAAAAGCTAAAGCAAATATGTTTGCCGAGTAAAGTCCAAAAATCTTCAAATCTTCCATTATTTGAATGCCATAAATAAAAATGTATCTCCTACTCCATTTAAAGCAGAAGCACTTATGTCTAAAGTAAAACCATCATTTTCCATAACTAACCCATTAGAACCTGTATTAGAAACAACCTCTGCACCATTCGTATTCCAAAGGAGATATGCTTCTAAATTGTCATCTCCATCAAGGTCATCTCTTCTTGTATCAAATACAAACCAATCATAATAAGTTCCACCTGTATCTGCATTTTTAATTACTACAAAACTTGGTTTAAATCCATTACTACCAGAAGAAGTTCCATCATCTGTAGTGTAAACTCTTGTTCCACTACCTGCACCAAGATAAGTTGATATTTTACTATAACCTGAAACGCTGTGAAAACAATAAGCTACATAATTTTGTGCAAGATTTGAATAATAAGGGTTAAAGGTTGTAGAAGTTGGGTCAGCAACTGAACTAACGCTAAATGTACCATTTCCAAAGCCTCCACTTTTAAAAGTGCCATTTATATTAGCTTCTATTTGCCAATTATCACTTGCAGTCCTTGATTTTACAATTACTATATCTGGTGTTGATGACAGTCCGTGACCTACTGTATCACTTGTAACATTTCCATTTCCTGTTCCTGTATAAGTAACAATAGAAAATCCAGCAGCAGTATTCGCACTTACAGAACTTGTTATATTTGCACCATCACTATTTGAAACTGCTGTACCACCGCCCTTGAACACCCACGAAACATAATCTTCGCCACTTGTATTAGTTACACCAGCAACACCTTGAACAAAAAAGCCATTTTTTTCTAATGATACAGGCATATTTGTGCTTATATCTTCATCGTCTGTTGTATTACTTGCAATATATTTTGTTCCACTTGTGGATATACCTCTAACTGAATCAACCAAAGTATGGTTGTCTGCTTGGTCTCTGTTCTTTATCCAAACCAAACCGCCACTTGTTTCTAAGTCCATTCCTACGTTAGAAATGTATTGACTTGCACTTGTACCTTTATACAATACAGTTTTAAAATTACTTGTATCTGTTTCAGGCTTTTCGTTGTAAAGACTTGTAACATTGGCAGCACTTAACTCTGAAGCAAATATTCTTACTGCGTCGATAGAACCGCTGAAATGGTGTCTATCACCCCCCTCATCTTCATTAACTCCGATTGCTAAATCTCTTGCACTATTAAATCCTTGTGACGAATTTCCTTGTGCCGCCAAACTTCCATTTAAATATATTTTAATTCCATTAGTAACTCCACCACCTGTAACGTCCCAAGTGGCTACTATATGGTTCCAGCTATTATCTGTGAAAGACTGTGATGCCTGAGCAAAACCAGCATCACCACCATTTACACTTGCAAAGATATTGTGCGGACTCGTGCCTGAAATAAAAATTCTATTTTGAGCAATTGTGGTATCATTATCTCCAATATCTAAAATATTAATATTACCGCTTGGGGAATAATCTGTTGCTTTTACCCAAACACTCGCAGACATTTTTACTTGGGTATTGTCAAATAAACTCTCTCTTGTTATTTTACTACTACTTCCGTTAAATACCGCAGCTTGACCAAAGCGACCAAAACGATATTCAATATTTGTTTCCGTTCCGTCATTTGTTCCTTTACTATCCTCTGCTGAATTGTCTAATTTGTAATAAGCAGCATTTGTAACAGGGAAATCATTATTATCAGTTGTAGATGTATGAACACAAGCTTGTTCATTTACTAAAGTTGTTATTTCGCTTCCTGAGCCACTTGTAAGTTTTCTATTAAATATCCTAAATTGGTCTAAACTTCCATTTAAAGCGTTTGCTGCAGCAGTTGGATAATATCCTAAACTTGTTGTTGATATTGCAGTAATAGAAGTATTAGCATCTAAAGTATCAGTTCCAGCAGAAACCCCATCTTTAAATATTTCAATTTGATAGCTTGATGCTGTATAGTTTATAGAAATATGAGCGTAAGTATTTGCTGTTACACTCACAGGTATTTGTGTATCATAGGTGGAACTGTAATATATGGTTGAACCCACCACCCTTTGTAACATAAATACTAAACCACTTGCGTGGTAATAAGTATATATTTGAAATGTTCCATATTGATTAGATGGATTACCAACAACAACATAAGCTAAATTTTGTGCTGTACCTGTAATACTTCTAAATTTAACAAAAAATGAAACATTAAAATCAGCGTTTGAAGCATTGCTAATTGGATTGGTAAATTGTATTCTTTGCGACGTAGTTTGTGGGAATCTTACACCTGTATTAATTTTGCCTGAAACTCCAAAGTCAACATCAGTAGGTGTACCATTATACACACCCGAAGCATCACTTGCATCTGTATCAAATGAATATAAAAGTTTACCACTTGAATCTCCAAATATGTCAGTTGTTTCAGTAAGACAAGCTGCAACTCCTGTTTGTATTAGTCTTTTGCCTAAAGCCATTAATCAAGTTTTACAGGGAAAAAAGTAGTATCGTAACTTAAAAGACTTTCATATTTCTTTTTAGCATTTACCTCTTTTTTCTTTTTATCATATTCAGCTAATATTTCAGCTCTTTTAGTTTTTACATCGTCATCAATAGCAATATCCCTTTCTGCCTTTCTTACCACTTGCCAATCTGTACTTGCTAAAAGTTTATTAGCATTACCTTTTAACGCTTCTATAAGCTGTGTTTTCTTTTCTGCTACGTCATAGGTGTTTTTAAACTCTCCTGTGCCAACTAACTTTCCATCTTTTTCTTCCATTACCTCGTAAGTCTTAGAAAAATCAATGTCAGTTATTTTGCGAGTAAACACTTTCTTTTTCTTATCCCACTCTATACCACCTATGTTTTGAGTTTGTGGATTATAAGAAGGCTGAACTACATCATAAAAACCTTCTGACTCTAATGTCTTTTTATCTACATTTCTAAAGTTTATATAATGTCCTTTCTTGCCATTCCAAGTAGATGGTAGTTGAGGATATGTTACTATATTTCCGTCTGTTTGTCTTGCTTTCATAATTAAGGTGTTGTATCTGCTGCAAAGGTGTTAATAGAATAGTTTACAATAGCTGCTGAATCTGTATCATCAATACATACAGCTTGGATAACATTAGTAGCAGAGGTATCTAAATCTGTACTTCCTACTTTATTTATTGTAGCACTTGTAAAATTAGTTGCAAGTGTTATCGCAGCACTACTAAGAGTTCCAGAAAGTACAATGTCTATGACCTGACCAAGTTTCATGTTTTGTATTGTAAGAGTAGCTGTTGCTACATTGCCTGTAAGAAGGAAAGTAGTAGCAGTAGAAGCATCTAAATTTTGACTACCTGTACCTGTGCTTGTTGCTTTTGCAGTGTATCTTGGTTCAAGCATAGCGTGTTCTACTGCATCATTAGCAATAGTTAAAGCTCCTCCTGAAACAGAAGCATCTCCACTTATTGCAAGTGTGCTTCCATTACCAAACAAGGAGTATATCTCATCTGTGTTAGAATTTATGCTTGTAAAAGCTGTTCTTAAAGGGTCTCCTGTACCATCATTTGCACTACTCCCTGTATTTACGTTTGTCTTTGCCATAATTAAATAAATTGTACATCTGCTGTTAAACTTGTTGTATCGGCACTATACAAAGTTGTGTCTGCACTTATTGTAAATGTAGTCCAACAACTTGGAGCTGATAGGTCATTTATTGCATTTGTGGTATAAACCTCGTCTCCCCAAGTTTTATTTGTAACCATCTCACAATAGACCTTACCCCAATTTATTGTATTTGCCATATATTAATAATACTTTTTTTCTTTTTTTGTTATATATCCTTTTTTCAAAAACTCTTTAAGCTTTTGTATATTCTTATCTTTATTTTTATAACTCTTTACAGTACCCATCCAGAAAATCCATAACTGTTTTTGTCAGGAAAAACATCATCATTATTATTAGTAAAATACTCAGGATATTTGCTTGGAGCTTCAAAACTCATAAAGTCTACAAATCTATCTGTATAATACTGAGCTATATTTCTTTCTTTTTCTATTAAGAAGTCTACTTCATTCTTATCAGCGTTTATTGCATTTTCAGAATTGTGTTTAAATATACCTTTGTTAGATATTGTATAAGCTGCATAAGGAAGGAACTCTACAAGTGCCCAATGACAGAGCATTGGTTTTATATAGGTGTTTACTAATGTCAGATAATTACCTGTAAGAGAAGAACCCTCAATGTCTGTTTTTATTTTATCATATAGTTTTGAACCAAGATAGTTTTGAATATGGGTCTCTTGAGCTATAAGAATGTATTGTATAAATTTATCAGTGTCAATGTTACCATTCAAAGAAGTGAACTTGACTATATCTTTACGAGAAATCATTAATCCTGTTGCCATATCTATACTCCTTTACTTCTTGGTGTTTTAAAATTCTTTGGTTGTAAAAAACCTCTGTTCACTTGGTCTCTTGTTCTTTTAGCTACTTTAGAATCATTTTTTACAGGTTTTAAACCTTCTGCTTTAGCTTCATTAACTGAAACCTCTGCTCTTGGGTTTTTTGCATCAGGATTAACTCCTTTAGCCATGTAAGTTTTTCTCATCCAAAAGTGTCTACATGAACCTCCTCCTTTGTAAAACCAAATAGAATAAGTATTAGCTCCACTTGGACCCCATCCTGCATTGACTACTTTATTTTCCATAGAGATAATATCTTCTTTTCTATAGATTTTACCTGCTGCTGCCATTTTTACACAAAAGTCTCTGCTCTCACTATCACTTCTAAGAGGTGCATATTGATACCTTACTTTAAATCTAAGGTCTCCTATATCTTTATCTTGTTCACTTTTAGCATTTGGTCTTGCACTTCCTGTAGAAGCAAGTCCTATCATTTTATCAAGTGTTTCCTCTTGGTCATAATCTACCTCTCTTTCATCTACCAGCTCCCAATTATCTAAATCTTCATCTTCTCCTAAGTCTATAAGTGCATCAGCTACATCTGTAGGAACTGCTGCAAGTTTTACTCCTGTTTCTTCTTCCTTAGCTTCTTTAGTTACTGCATTTTCTGTATCAATAAATTCAAGAGGCTGTAACGTAACAAAATATAATTTTAGACTAATATCATTAACTGCAAGAATAGAGTCCATACAGTCCACTATAAGGTCCTGATATGGTCTAATAGTAGTGTTTTGAAACAGCAGTGAAGCTGTTCTAATCTCATCTGCATTATTTCCAAGACCATTGTTGTCATCTCTAATACCTAAAAGTAAAGGAGAGGTTACTCTATGACCTACCATGATTTTCTTTGCAGCTTCAGATGATAAATACTCATAATGAGCAGGAGCATCATTTAAAGGTACATCATCAATAGTAGTTTTACTCTCAGCGTTATTGTTAAAAGCTATAATGACTTTTTCTCCCATTGACCCTGTGAGCTTATTCATTACATCATTTTTAACTTGTAGCTGTTTATCTCTTTCAGGTACTCCGTTGTTAAAGTTTACAACCTTAGTCCCAGAGAAACCACATTGAACATCATTTATAAGATAATCTGATATTTCACTCTCAAGCTCTGCATAAGCTAAAGAACCAGCATAATCTACAGGACATATATAATCATAGCCTGAAACATATCTCTTAACTATTTTTATCTCTGGTTCTGTTTGATTACCAAAACCAAAAGCTGCAATTCTATCAGGCTTGTCTGACTTTTTCATATTTGCCCAATCAGGAGAATAATAGTAAGCTCTTATGTCTCCATCTATCATCTTCTCAGGTCTGAGTGTTTGTCTTGGAAAGTGTTCTGCTTTTACTACTTTGTTGTTTTGGTAAATAACCTGAAATGATGCCTCTCCTAATAGTTTTAAATCTAAAGCTATCTTTCTTAAACACTCATTGTTAAATATAGATTTTAAAGCTGCATACTCTTCTGTCTTTGTGGAGCTGTCTAAGGCATCTATACCTTTGCCATAAATAAGTTGTGAAATACCATTTATCGTAGCATTGTTTGTAGTAGAGTTTATAAAGTTGTCTATTAGGTATTGATAGTAGTTGTTATCTTCTCCATACGCTACATATTCTTTTTTCTTGTCCTCAACTACCTCAGGTCTATTATAGCTTGATAGGTTTATTAAATGTACGTTTTCCATTTATGCAAATATAAAATCATTATTACTTTCTGTCTGTTGGTACTCTCCATTATTAATAGAGTAATCAGTCTGGTTTGTGCAGAATATTCTGTCTTTAAATATTACATCACTACCTGACTTAATTGTTAAGACATAAAAGTTATCTTGTTTTGTAGTAAAGGTAGCGTTATATCTATTAAAGTACAAAACTTCTGTAATGCTGGTAGTAGTTGCATTATGAATGTTTTTACCTGTTTGCTCATCATCAATCGTAACTACATAGCTACCTCCACTTACAAAACTTCTTGGAATAAAATCTATGTTCTGAGCTGAACCACTCTCTTGTAAAATAATCATATATATATAATAAAAGAGTTTTGATTTTGTTATAAAAAAAAAGGGAGACAAATGCCTCCCTCTTAATTACTCTAAGGTTTATTAGGTGTTAGTACCTTCTGTAATTGTTACAGTATTAGTCATTCCAGCAAACGGATTTGCAGCAGTTGCTCCTTCTAAGAAGTTAGCAGGTTTTAGCTCTTGAGCTGTTAGCGTAAGAGTATAACCACTTAGGTCTCCCATAGCAGCTCCTGTTACAATAGTCCCTCCAGAAACATCTGCTCCATGCTCAAGACCCATAATGAAAGCATTTCCATTATAATCCTCTATTACTACATGGGGTCTTGCTACAGACAATATTCTAAGCTCTTTATGGTCTTGTACAGTCAGCTTTGTAAGAGTCAAATTTAATGTTTGCTCATAAAAAGTTGTTCCGTTTTCCCTTGAACTTGTAATAGCCTGTTCAAATCCACTATTTCCTTTTACTTCATAATTAAAACAAGTAACTACACCTAAATCCTCAACTACATCTGTATCCGTACTGTCAAAGGCTGCTGTGATAGAACCAAAGTCAAAAAAGTATACTCCTTTGATTCCTCCTACTACATCTTTACATGGTACTTTTCTCCCTATACTAAGCGTACAAGCCATAATTTATTGATTTTATTAGGTAGCGTTTCAGCTATCTGTTATAATTATCCTGTTGCTGTAATACCACCAGACTCAAGTGCATTACCAAAGACAAAATATTTTGACCCATCAGAGGTAATCTCTACAAAGTCTCCTAAGTTGTCAGCAGTATGTACAAAGTTCAGTTGGTCAGCAGCATCTACATCTACTACAGCTCCTGCTACAATAATAGAACCTTCCATTACATCAGCAGTTCCTCCTGCAATTACAGTATTAGCTGAGGTAAGTCCTCCTGTTGTTACAAATTTAATATTAAAGCCTTCTGTTGGAGCTGGAAGTGTTACTGTTCCACCTGTACCAGATACTTTAATTATCTTACCACTATCTGCCATTGTGTATGTTTCTCCAATGGTAATAGCTTGGTAGTTTTCTACTTGTCTTTCGACATCATTACTATGTGTTATTGTTGTGCTCATCTATCTATATTTTAAAAATTACGAGTATAATACAATGTCAGAACCGATACCATGTTGAATACCTGCTGTAAATCGCATTACTACTCTTACATTTTGGCTTCCATCAATGTCTCTCATGTCAATGACCTTAACTTCTTGGTTGTCTGCTAAAAGACCTGTACCAAAGAATAGGTTGCTTTTCTGAGCAGCTACTGCTGTATCACTTGCTAAACCTGTAACATTAACGACCTTGATACCATCAAAGAAGGCAGGTTGAATGTCTTGGTTTGTACCTCTGCTTTCATAACCAGCAGCACCAAGTCCGTTAGAACCAAATCCACCTAAAGCTCTTATGTAATTTCTATACATATTAGAAGGAAGATAAATTACTAAATCCTCGCTGCCATAGACCTGAGAGCTAATTCCATCTGCAATTTTACCTAATTCATCGATTATATTAGCTGACGTTGAACCTGTACCAGCTACATCGACTACATCTGCATCTGCAAGAAGTGTTGTTTTGAAACCATCAAATTCTCCTGCTGTTGCATTTGTACCATTCCAAATATTTTGCTCTATTTTTTGAGATACCTTGTCTGCTGCATGAGCAATTAAGAAATCTGAAAATTTAGGAGGTAATGTTCTTCCCATTGGACTTACTCCCATTTGAGCAGCTTCCCAATCTCCTATAAAATCTTTAACACAAAGCTGTAAGTTTACTTGAAACTCCTCTGGCTGTAAAATTCTCTCTGTAAGAGTTACAGTAGAAGTTGGGTCAAAATCACAACTTGCATCTTTTACGATGTCATTAGTTGAAACCTTTTTTATTACTTCTTTTAAAGCAATATTAGGCTTAACTGTAATCAAATCTTCTCCCAAAGTTTTACCAGAAAGCAAAGCAGCACTAATATATTGTCCTGCAAACTCCCCAGCATAAGTTGTGGTCAAAGAAGTTGTTGTACTTAAATCTACTTTTCTTTTCATCTTATTATAAATTATTGATTCTTCTTAAAACTCTGTCATAAGTAGTTTCATTTCTTCTACTTTCTAACAGCGTTCTTTCTTTTTTCACTTCATTTTCAGGAGAGTGAGTAACCTTTTGAGGTGGTTCTTGAACAGCAGACATTTTTTCTTCTTTTTTATCTTCCATTCCTTTTACCATCTCTTTAACTTCCTCAACTAATTTCTTTACTTCTTCAAGCTCAGTCTTAGTTGCATATTTCATTTCTTCTTTTTCCTCCTCTAAGTTCTGTTCTTCAACATCTTCTTTAGGTTCTTCTGTCAATTCCTCAGAGGCTTCTTCTTTTTCTTCTTCTTCTTTTGCACCTACTGAGTCTATAACTCCTTCTTCTTTAATCATTAAAATTTCACCATCTTCAAGGGTATACTCTCCTACAGGCATAGGTACTTTTTCATCTTCTGTTACAATGAATACCTCATTACCTTCACTAAAGTTTTCTGCCTCTATCACAGTTCCATTTTCTAAAGTAGCTTGAGCTAATTTTACTTCCTCTTGGAGTTCTACTCCAACAAGGTCTTTTACTTTGTTTATAATATCAAGTGCTTTCATACATATATAATAAATAATTAATTTTTTGTTAGATTTTTACTTTAATTTCTTGCATATTGAGATAAATCAGAATATAAAAAAGACTGAGCATCTTTAATAGCAGCTTCTACATCATTATAAAGCTTTTCTAATTTTGAATAGTCTTTGATTGAATTAGGAGAAACTCCTAAATCTCTTGCAGCTCTATCAGCTCTGTCTAATACATCAGCTATCTCAATATCTGCTCTTTCTAATTCTTTAACTTCTCCACCTAATTTTGCTGCTCTTTTATCTCCATCTGTAACAACTTTTTTTACAGCATTTATTAAATCTCTATCAAGCTTTTCTTGCAGTGATAATAAGCGTTTTAATCTTCTTACTGTTGCTTGAGATGTTTGAACCATATTTGCTACATCATCTACTACAGCTAAATTAATTTTTTGAGTTGCTAAGTCTACTTTTTCTTTTGGAAGTTTATTTATTATCTTTTGTACTGAGGGTTTCATACTTCTGCTTTTATATATAATTAAATTATTTAGAGTTTGTTGTATTTTTAAATATCTAATACCTGTTGTATTACTCCTTCTTCTATTTTAAATTGTTTTGTGTTTCCATTTGTAGTATAGAAACCATTTGCTAACTTTTGATTTAGTACACTTGCATCTGATACAGGTATGTTAGCTAACAAACCATCTACAGAGCTACTTGTATAAACTGCAATACCAACACTATTTGTAGAATCAAATAAACCATAATCACTACCTGAGATACCTGTATTGTTAGTGTATAATGAAAGAGCTATATCTGTAGAGCCTGTAGGCTGAGATGTAAATGCTGTACTTGAAAAATACAAAGCAGCTCCTTGATTAAACATTACAGCTCCTACTTTTACTAAAGCAGAGTCCTCTGTTCCTGCAAGTCTTAAATTAGCAGCATCTCCGTCTACTATTTCTGGTTTACTAAATGAAGATATATTTAAACCTGAGGACTGACCCAACTCTCCTCTTATACCTTTTAGGTCTACAAAATCTCCTGCTGTATTATAAGCAAATCTATAAGTAACTATACCAGAAGGGTAACCTGTAAAGACATATTTAA